CAGTACGGCGATCCCGAAAAGTGGGTGACGCTGGGCTGGAACGGGCGAGGCAGGGCGGCCGAGTTTCACGCCAAGACGACCGCCAAGCGCTGGCGGCAGCATTCGGTTGAGCTTAAGCCGTGGCAGACCGGGCGCGATGTGGTGCTGTGCGGCGAACTGCCGGAGCCGCCGGACCTGTTGCAAGTCGCCAAAGCTTGCACGCACTACCGCGGACATCCAGCCAGGCCGCAGAACGACACGCCGCTGCCCGCCAAGCGCGGTTGGGAAAACGTCGGACAGGCAGTCACTTGGCGCTCGTCAGTGGCCGTGCAGGCGGTGATGGACGGCATCCCGACCGTGACGCTGAACCAGCGCAACATGGCCTGGGATGTGAGCAGCCACGCGGTCGGCGAGCACTGGACCGGCGACAGGACAAAGTGGTGCCACTGGCTGGCTTGGTGTCAGTGGTCATTCGACGAAATTAAAGAAGGAATCCCGCAAATATGGGACTCGCACTTATAACACCTGCGGCTACTGAGCCGGTGAGCACGTCGGAAGCGAAGGCGCACCTGCGCGTCGATACCTCGGACGAGGACACGCTGATCGCGTCCTATGTCTCGGCTGCGGTGAAGTACATTGAAACGCAGACCGGCCCGCTGATTACGCAGACGTGGGACTACAAGGTCAACCGCGAATGGCCGCTGGTAGACAACTATTACAGCATTTACCTGCCATTCTCGCCGGTGCAGTCGGTCACGTCGGTCTCGTATGTAGGCATTGACGGCAACACGCAGACGCTGTCGGCCGGACTGTACCAGACCGTCCTGTCGGCGCCGAACCCGTACCTGACGAAGGCATACAACCAAGACTGGCCGCAGATCAGGGACATCCCGGACGCCATCACCGTGCGCTTCGTCGCCGGCTACACCAACGCCGCAGCAGTGCCGGCGCCGATCAAGTCTGCGATCCTGCTCATGGTCGGCCGCCTGTACGAACACCGCGAGGAGGTCATCGCGGGCGTCAGCGCAGGCATTGTGCCGGCCGGCATTGAGATGCTGATCAGTCCGTACAGCCTGACGCAGAGGTCGTGGTGAGAGCAGGACGGCTCAACCGGCGCATTACCATCCAGGCGCGGACGGACTCGCAGAACACAACAGGCGAGACGGTCTGGACGTTTGCGGACTGGAAAACGGTCTGGGCCTCGGTCGAGCCAACGGCCGGCAGCGAGACGTTCGTCGCCCAGCAGGCGCAGTCCCAGACGACGATCACGTTCCGCATTCGGCAACTGGCGAACATCACGACCAAGCACCGCATCAAGTTTACTGAGGGCGGCGTCACTAGATACTACGGCATTGAGGCCGTGCTGCCGGTGGAGTATGACCGGCGGCAGGTCAAGCTCATGGCCCGCGAGCGGGAAGTGGATGGCTGGCGATGAGTGACATCAAGCTAGAGGGCGTCAAAGAGCTGGCCGAAAAGCTTAAGCAAATGCCAGACAAGGTTCGGCGCAAGGCGATCAGGCAGGCGACCCGCGCTGCCGCTAATGTCGTGACCAAGGCCGCACGCGCTGCCATCACCGTCGGCAGCGAGGCGCACTACACCTACAAAAACCGGCTGGTGTCGCCTGGCTTTGCCAAGCGCAACATTACCGCCGACGTAAAGGTCAGCCGCGACATGAGCACCGCGACCGCCAGGATCGGGCCTAAGCGCGAGGCATTCTACGCCACCGCATTCCTTGAGCTTGGAACCAGCCGCAATGCCAAGCAGCCTTGGCTGGTGCCGAGCTTTGAGCAGTCACAATCGCAGGTGCTGGAGATTTACATCAGCAAGCTGCGGCAGGCTATCGAGCAGGCGGCGCGATGATTCAAGACGCATTCTACGCATTCATGGCGGCGCAGGCTGGCGTTACGGCACTTGCCGGCACCCGCATCTTCCCGCTGGTCATTCCGCAAAAGGTTTACAGCGAGGCGACCAAGCAACCCTGCCTGGTCTATTCATTCGACGCCAAAAACCGCCAGAAGCGCTACAGCGGCACCGACTCGCTGGTGGCAAGCAGCGTGCAGATAGACTGTTACGCTACGACCTACCGCCAGGCGCAGTTGCTGGCTGCCGCGGTGCGGGCGGCCTTGTTGGACTATAGCGGCACCTGGACGGGCAACACGTCGCCGCAGGTGAGCCACAAGGTCCAGAAATGCTTTCTGGAAAACGAGATTGACCTGGACGACCCGGAGCCGGGCTTGTACCGGGTGAGTCAGTCTTGGGCGATTTGGTACGACGAAGCCTAACCGCTCGTCGAGTTTTTTAACGGGCCGCCGCGAGGCGGTTTTTTTATGAGCGAGGGAAATCAATGGCAACTTCAGCATTCGTAGGCGATTTTGTAGTCGCCGCCGCCACCGTCAGTTCGCCGGCGTCCTACGACGACCTGCCGGAAGTCATCAGCATCAGCGGTCTGGGACAGACCAACGAACTAATCGACGCGACCCACTTCGGCAGCGCCGGCAGCCGCGAGTACATCTCCGGCCTGGCCGACGGCTCCGAGATGAGCGTTGAGTGCAACTACGTTCAAAACAACGCGATCCAGGAGCGCATCATCGCCGACGTCAAGGCAAAGCGCACCATTAACCTGAAGGTCACCGTGACCGACGGTTCGCCGCAGACGGTCTACACGTTCGCGGCCGTGGCGCTGGCCTGGGTGCTGAACCCGGCGGTGGATGATCGCAACACGATCAGCTTCACGTTCAAGATCAGCGGCGACATCACGGTCGCCTAATGGTCGCAACTGCTGCTGATTTTCTCGCGCTCGCTAACCCGAAGCGCGGCACCGTAGACCATCAGGGCCAGCTTATACACGTTCGCGAGATGAGCGTGAAGGAGCGCAACGAGGTCCTGAAGCTCATTAAGGACTCGCCGGCAATGGTGCCGGCGTACCTTGTGCGGTGCTGCGTGACGGACGCCAACGGCAAGCCGCTGTTCAGTGAGTCGGACGCCGACAAGCTGGCAGCGGCTGCGCCGGCGGTGGTCGACCTGGTGGCCACCGAGGTCATGAAATTGTCGGGGATGAATAACGACCCAAACGACTGAAGCCGGAACGGGCCTTTCTGTTCCGGCTGGCACTGGCGCTTGGCATGACGGTCGGTGAGCTTGAGTTGCGGATGTCCGCAAGCGAATTGGCCGAGTGGGTGTCGTTTTACCAGATGGAGCCGTTTGGCGTGCAGCGCGACAACATCCACGCTGGCCTGATCGCCTCGACCATTGCAAACGTCCACCGCAAGAAGAACGCCAAGCCATTGTCGTTTGAGCATTTCATGCTGGTAGATGCGACTGAGAGTCGCAAGCGTAAGAGCAAGGAAACCTTAGCCGCCATGAAGGCATTGGCAAAGAAGGAACCGAAACGTGGCTGATTTGGCAAAACTCGTAGTCCGCATGGAAGCGCAGACGGCCAAATTTCAGCGCGACCTGGACAAGGCAAACCAAAAGCTGTCGCGGTTTGAAAAAAGCACCAACAAGGCCATCAGCGGCGTACAGCGCAGCTTTACGAGGCTTCGCCAGACCGCCACTGGCTTCGCCGCTGCGTTCGGTGCCGGGTTTATCGCAAACAAGTTCATCCAGAACACCAAGGCCCAGCAGGACGCCATCGCCCAGCTCAACGCCGCGCTAAAGTCTACCGGCGGCGTCGCAGGCAGGTCAGCCGAGCAGTTGATCGCCAACGCCGCAGCCTTGCAGAAGGTGTCCACCTTTGGCGACGAGGCCATCATATCAATGCAGTCTGTGCTGCTGACCTTTAAGCAGATACGCGGCGTCAACTTTGACCGCGCCACTCAGTCAATTCTTGATATATCCACCAGGCTAGGAACCGATCTTAAATCTTCTGCCCAACAGGTCGGCAAAGCATTGGACGCGCCGGTCGAGGGCATTGCCGCCTTGACCAGAGTCGGCGTCAAATTTACTGATGAGCAAAAAGCGCTAATAAAGTCCTTAGTTGAGACTGGGCAAGTCGCTAAAGCCCAAGAAGTAATTCTTGTTGAGTTGGAGTCACAATTCGGCGGTTCAGCCAAGGCAGCCCGCGACACCCTCGGCGGCGCCCTGGCCAGCCTGTCAAATGCCTTTAATGACCTGTTTGAGCTGTCAGCCGAGGCCACCGGCGGCGTCGTGACCGAGGTCAATAAGCTCACCGACACGCTGTCAGACCCAAAAATCAAGCAATCGGCAGACCTGCTGGGCGCGGCGATAGTGCGCTCGCTGTCGTTTGCAGTGGAGGTGGCGGCGTCTTTGGTTGAAAAAGTGCAAGACTTGGGCGAGGGCATCGCAAGGGTAGTGTCTGGCGCGGCGATTGATGACGTTCAATTTTTTGAAAAACAACTGAAGCGTCAACGCGCTGGTCTTGAGGCAATAAGGAAGCTTCAGCCGCAAAACTCGCTTACTGGTTTTTTTAACCCTGATGAACAAAAGATCCTTGAGAGTATTACTCAAACTCTTGAGAACTTGAACAAAGCCAGGCGCTTTCAAGCAGAGTTTGGATCGTTCACGTCAACGACCGCTTCCGGCGGCGGCGCCGAAGTTCAGCCTACTGTAGTCGCATCAGGAGTGACTAGCGAGCAAAACAAGGCGCTTAGTAAATTTCTGCAAGACGTTGAGTCAGCAACAAAATCAGGCACTTCTGCGCTTGAATTGCAGCGCCAAGGCATCCGCGAAAATATCGCAACGCTTGAAAAGTTTATCAACACATACGCTCTTCTAAGCGATTCGCAGTTAGCAAGCGCTGGTCTGACACGAGAGCAAATTGACCGCGCAGTACTTGCCCTGACCAATTTAGACGATGAACTTTTAAAGACGTATCAAAACATCGAGGAAGTTGAGGTCACCGCTAAAAAGATCGGCGAGTCGCTGTCGCCGATGACGGCCATGTACATGGAGATGCTGGCCGAGATCAGGAGCGCCACAGAGACAGAGCTAGAGGCGACCGAGCGCACCGTCCGCGAGTTTAGCCTGAAGGTTGCTGAACTGATTCGCGCCGGCATTATTAGCCCGGAGGCCGGCCAGGAATTCATTCAGCGCTTTGTTGATCAGCAGGAAAAGCCGTTCAGCCAACTTGAAGAGTTTGGAAAACAAGCAGCGCGAAACATCCAAACGGCCTTCGCGAATTTTCTCTTTGATCCATTCAGCAATGGCCTCAAAGGAATGCTTGCTGGTTTTATTGACACGATTCGACGCATGGTTGCAGAAGCCGCAGCAGCAGAAATACTTACAGCTTTCTTCGGCTTTCTATCAAAGCAAAGCGGTTTTGTTGGAAGCCTTGGCGGTAGCCTGTTGAAAGGTCTTGAGACCCGAGCGTCCGGCGGCCCTGTCCGAAGCAATTCAGCCTACCTTGTCGGCGAGAAAGGCCCAGAGCTACTGGTCGGCGCGGCCGGCAAGATTGTGCCAGGCACTGACTTGGGCGGCGGCGGGATGCTGACCGTGGCGCCCGTGTACAACATCGACGCCCGCGGCGCGACGCAAGACCTCGTCAAGCAGTTGCCAGCGATCCTGGCGCAACAAGCGCGGCAGACCGTGGAA